CGGAAATGAAGGATTGCGATTAGGTGCCTGCCACAAAGACGGGGCTGGTGGTGTCCTCGTCATAGAGCAACTCATCCACACAGCTGATGTTCATCGGCACGCGCAGAATGCCAGTCTCGGTGTACTGCATTTCCACGCGGGGAGCGATGGCCACCTGCGAGCATTTCAGAGTAAGACCGTTCTCTGCCAGCACAATCATGGCGAAAGGCTTGGCTGTGAAGTTGGCGGGACGCTGCCACGACTTCTTGTTGGTCTGGCTGTCGGTTACAACGGTACCACCGAAGTAACGGGCCATCAGATCGAGGTCGGGCGACATCAGCTCCAGCTCGAGAGTAACGTCACCGGCCTTGCCGTAGACGGTAATCCTGCGGGCGGAGGTTTCGCTCTTGAAGGTCTCTTTGCCCTGCTCCTCTTCGGAGAGAGTGGCGGTGTCCTGGAACACATCGCCGAGGTCAACCCACTTCGTGGTGTTTTCAGCGGCGGTGGTATTCTTCCAGAAGTTCGCGCTAATGGTCGGGGTGCCGAATGCACTCAGAGCCTGCACGAAGATTTTCTTGATACCAAAAGTGTCAACCATATCTATTAGATTTTAAGTTAATTATTCCGTTCTCTTACAAAGGCTTCGATATTAACCGATGCAAAGTGCTCGTTGTACTGCGGCTCCTTGATAGGTGGGTCAAGGCTCTCGATGCGCCAGTTGGTGCCGATAGTACCCTCTACATGGTGTTTTAAGGCGTTTACCACCCTATCGCGTATCGACTTGATAGTGGAGAAGTCGGTTTCATAGCATCCGTTGGCGGTGTCGTAAATGTCCGGGACGTGGATATTTACTTTCACTATGCAGGTGCGGATGGAACCCTCGCCGGTGGCCATGTGTGGGACAATAACAACCTCGTTGGTTTTCTCATAACCATGGCGCTGCCACGAGACGGTAAGGTCTGTGCAGGCGGTGGTGAGCGTAGAGCGTACCAGGATGGCTATGTCCTCTGAGGTTATCATTTTAGCATGTCCTTTAACTTGGCATCGTACCTTGCTGTGAGGTCTTTCATTCGGCGCCCAAACTCTGCATCGGCTTTCAGCTGTGCAGGGATGAGGACGTTGTAACCTTTGGCCTCAACGTAGGCGGCATATTCCATACCGGCCACGATAACGAGCGAGTAGTCATAATGACTACCAGCGGCCACTTGGTTATAGACCTTCATGGCTGATGCCTGACCTTCGCCACCACCTTCGCCGCCGTGGGCCACCTGCTGACCTTTCTTCAACACTACATAACCCATAGAGTTTGTGAGGTTGCCGGTACGGTCGATATAGGTGTGCCTCTCTCGGGCGTAGGAAACGAGCTCCATTCCCAAGGCGTTCAGCACATAGACCATCGCTTTGTCGAGCCTTGCGTTCAACTGGGCGACTCTCTGCTGTGCCAACTGGTGGGGACTGAACTCTGGTGTCATACCCATTTCTACCACCAAAAGGCTTTTGGCGAACTCCGTAAAGAACACCAACAGCCCCATGAAGAGGATGAGCAAAAGGGTACATGCGACTACAGCCATACAGCAAGCACTTTTTTATCAGTTATATCTATTCCTAAGATTGTTTTTGCGAATGTGTTACCGTCATTGAACCTTACCTCGATGTTATCGCCTATGGCCAACACGCTGCCATACTTGGGGATGGTGTATAGTGTATAATCATAGACGAACTCATTGCCATCGGTTCCTATTCTGTGCTGCGCCGGAGCGCTTCTTTCGACCTGGCAGATCGTACCCGGCACAAAACTCGCGGGACTGGCAGCGGTCAAGAAGCCATTCTCATCGCGAGTCGGGGCACTCGCCTTTTGGTAGCGAAATGTGGCGTTCCAGCGCATAGCATCAGATTAGGTCGTGATAGACAATCACCGTAGGCTCTTCAAGGTACTCTTCGGGCTTCAAGCCGTTCTCGGCGCAGATAGCGCGGATGCGTTTCTCCAACCCCTCGCGGTTGTAGGACTGGGAGGCCTTTCCAGTGCTATCGCTCGACAATGGCAGCATGGCTACCAGTATCGATATGGCACACTTTGCTATACTCTTCTTGTTTTCGGGAGAGTATGTTTCAGCCTCCGAGATCGCATTGTCAGCAAGTTTCTTGCTGTGGGTGAAAGGGCTTGCCGTGTACGGCTCGACTTCTCCGATAAGTGCCTCAAGGTTCGTCATGGCCACTGCTGTTTACTATTCAACAAAACCACGGACTTGGAGCGAGTAAACGCCCTTAATCTCGGTGATGATAGGCAGCAGACGGCCGGCGGCCTGGGTGTACTCGGTGGGCTGCTGGCCCGTAGAGTCGCCGACACTCCACTTTGACACCTTGATGCCCTCAGCACTGTCGATGTAGGACACATTCTCCTCGGGGATGAGGTCAGAGTCCTCGACAGAGGGCTGAACTTCACCGAGTTTGCCGGACGGCAGGAACACGATGTTGTTGAGGTTCACGGGGTTGAGCAGAGAGCGAACACCATCCTCTTCCTTGGCCATGCGGCGGCGGGTCGGGATGAGTTCGGGGATGCCGTAGGAAGCGAGGGCATTCTGCAGCTGGTCGTTGGTTACCATGGCCGAGGAACGGTCGGTGCCGAGGACCTGCTTGCGGACGTTGGTCTCGCGCAGGATGAAGGTGTAAATTTGGGGGTCAATGAGGATGCCTCCGCAGTCGATACCCTTATCACTCATTTCCTGCACGATGTCCTGCAACTGCATGAAGATGTCGAGGTTGCCGGCGGCGCTGTTGGTGGCGTTCCACAGCTTGGGAGAGACCTTCTGGTTGTCGGCGGGCATCTTGTAGTCAATCTGATACTCGATACCCTGGGGGTTGTTCACTGCGGGAGTGAAGTTCACGACACCCTTGTTGAACAGAGCGTAAAGCACGATGTAATCGAGGGTGTCCTTGCAACCCATATAAGCCTCTTCCACAGAAGCGATGAAGGACTTCTCCAGCTGGTTCAGCTTGGCAGCATCCTTCACTCGGGCATTCTCCAGTACAGCGTAGAGGGTGCGCAGGTCTTTGGCCGTCATGGGGTACTTGTGGCCGATACGGGGGATTTCCTTCGTCCAGACGTCGAAGCCCTTGCTGGCACGGAGAGGGGTGCCGCCTTCGTTACCAATGACCGAAGCCATGATGCGGAAGTTGTAGCGACCCATGAGTGCCTCAGCAGTGAGGGACATCTGCATCGGGTTGAAGGTGAAATATTTGTCGACGAAGGTCTCCTGGAACTTCGCGACCTCGTTCTTTTCGTACTCATCGAACGTAATCTGCATGGACTTGATGAGGTCCATGGGGGGCATATTACGGAGTACACCGTTGATGTTGTCAACAAAAATAGATTTGTTTGCCATTTCTTACCTCCTTTTTACTTCGACTGGGTGAAACGAATGTGGACGTTGGCGGTCAGCAGATCGCCAGTCTTAAGGGCAGAACGCACCGGGAGGATGCGGCGCTCATAGACGGCGTACTGCATGGTGTCCTTGCAGACTCCGACACAAACCTCATCCTTGGTAACCTCGACAGCCGAGGTGGAAATGGCAGTGCCGGTGCGGAAAGCAGCCTTATCGCTTGCGCCGTTCACCACCTCTTCGATGATGTCGCCTGCAGCAAGGCCGGTGATGGCCGCAGAGAGGGTTACGATGTAGCCATTGGCGCCATCCTCGATTGCCTCAATGGTGGGGGCGTCAGTGAAGTCACCACCAGCAGCTTTCTCAACATGGTCGCCGACTGCAAAGATAGGAGTTACAAAATCATCGCTCACCAACGTCACCTTCTTGGCGTTGTTGCTGTCGATGGCTTTGACCTTGGCGGATTTGACAACAAGCACCTTCTTCGTGCTCTCATCGGGAATGAGCATCGTACCCGTAGGGATGATGTCGCCCTCATTGAAAGTCTGGTTGGTCTTGTCGAGAGTGTAGCCGCCAATCTCCAGGGACGGAGCACCGGTAAACACCGGGCGAGTCCCAACGAAAGATTTGGTTCTCTTTTGCATCTTACTCGAATTTTACTTGTTAGACGTTTCGGTTGTAGTGGCAGTTTTGCCAGTGAGCCTCTGGAACCAACCTTTGCCGGTTTCCTCAACCGCCTTTTCGGTGGCCACCTTGTGCTCACCACCTCCAGCCAACGGAAGCTGACTCGTTACAACAGTCTGCGCGGCTTCTGCGATGAACTTATCGACATCTTCCACGTCAGCAGGAACATTACCCACGTACTTGCGGATGGCCTGGGGAATTTTGTACTTCTCGAGAGCAGCCTCGATATCTGCCGTGCGCTTTGCAGCGGCTTTCTCTTCTGCACTCTTCTTTTCCTTCTCCTCCAGTTCATGGATGCGTTTTTCCTGGGCCTCGCGGTAGAACTTGAACCATGCAGGCTCATCCTCTGGAGTTTTCTTCTCCTCGGGCTTTGTCTCTTCCGGTTTCTTCTCCTCCGGCTTTTGCTCCTTTTTCTGCGCCCATCTCGTAGCCTCGGACTGCGTGGATTTCGCAACCGATACAATGAGATTGACAACTTTGTCCACTTCTTCGTCTGTAGAATCCTCTGTAATTCCCGTGCCGAGCGCTTCGGCAAGGTCATTAAGATGCTTCTCAGAAAGCCCCATGTCTTTGCATTTGGCTTGTACTTTGTCTGTGAGTTTCTTAATTGCCATAACTTT